CGCTGCTGCATGGCACAAGCGCCGGCAACAGGGTCTCGCTGGTGGCGCCCAAGGTGGACATCAGCAACCCGACCTATGCTGATCAGGACGGCGTGCAAATGCTGAACCTGCCCTACGTGGCAATCCCGACCGGCGCCGGCAACGATGAAGTCGTTCTCACCTTCTCCTAATCCTGCATGGCATTTGTCCTGAAGAAGTCGGCCACCTATGAGTGGCCGGTGGTGTTGCGCCTACCGATTGATGGCGGACGCTACGAGAAGCAGACCTTTGATGCGCGGTTCAACCGACTGGCGCAGACGCGGATCAATGAGATCCAGGACCTGTTCAGGGCAAAGCAGCGCGGCGATGACGGCATCGAGCTGACCGATCAATCGGTGGCCGATGAGGTGCTAGCCGGCTGGAGCAATGTGCAGGATGAGGACGGCGAGGATCTGCCGTTCACTGCCGCCAGCAAGGCTGAGCTGCTGAACATCCCGGCAGTCGCCAGCGCCATTGTGGTGGCGTACTTCGAGAGCGTCACCGGCAACAAAGCAAAAAACTGAAAGCCGCCGCTCAGCATTGGGTCAAGGGCGGCGTGATCGACAAAACCGCAGACGATGCCGCGGTGCTTGGCGTGGTCGGTTTTGAGCCCGGCCAACCTGAGCACTTCGAGGTTGAGCCTGATGCGTGGCCTGCGCTGATGATGTTCCTCGACTGCCAGACGCAATGGCGCACCGGCCCTGGCGGGTTGATCGGGCTGGACTATGGCGCAGTGGCGTGGATGTTTAGACTGCGGTCAGTGGCGGATGAATCTGCGATGCTGAGCGATCTGCAGATCATCGAGGCTGAAATCCTGCGACTGGCTAGCCGTGAAGCTTGACGCGATCCTCAAGGTAAAGGCGGATGTTCAAGGCCAGGGCGAGATCGACGGCCTTAGCCGCAGCCTTGGCAATTTGAACAAGCAAGCCGGAGCAGTCGGCGGCGGCCTCGGGCGCATGGGGCAGGCCGCCAAAGGCGTCGGCGGATTGATGGGCGCATTGCTGCCGGTAGGGGCTGTTGCTGGACTGACCGCAATCGCTAAGGGCTCGATTGATGCGGCAGACAATTTGAATGACATGAGCCAGCGCACTGGCGTGGCCGTGGAATCGCTCAGCAGGTTTGGGCAGGCAGCGCAGGATAGCGGCAGCAGCATTGAAGGTGTCGCCAAGGGCATGGGGCAACTTGCCAAACGCATCACCGATCCAAGCTCTGCCGCCAGCAAGGCGCTTTCCGGCATCGGTGTTGCCACCAGAGATGCGCAGGGCAAGGTTCGCAGCCTTGATGCTGTAATGCTTGAGATCTCCGATCGTTTCGCCAAGATGCCAGACGGCGCTGAGAAGTCTGCGTTAGCGATGCAGCTATTCGGCAAATCTGGCGTTGAGTTGATTCCAATGTTGAATCAAGGCCGCGCCGCGCTTGAGCAATATCAAGCCACGATCTCTGGCGACATGGCGAAGTCAGCTGATGAGTTCAATGATTCATTGAATGCAATCGGCCGCAGCCTGAGCGGACCATTTAACGAAGCAGTCACGGCGTTGCTGCCTGCAATTACAAGCATCGCGCAGGGGATCGTTGGCATCATCAAAGCGTTCACGGCACTGCCACAGCCGGTGCAGGCCACGCTGCTGGTGATTGGCGGATTACTCACGGCACTGGTTGCATTGGCCCCCGCGATCTCGGCCATCATCTCGATCGGCAGCGCGATTGCTGGCCTGTTCGCGGCAGGCGGCGCATTAGCCAGTGCAGGCAGCATCATTGCTGGCATCGCCACGGCGTTTATCGTTCTGATCACTGGCCCGGTTGGCATCGTGGCACTGCTGGTTGCGGCTGGCGTTGCGATCTACGCATTCCGTGATCAGATCGGTGCAGCGTTCAATGCTGTGGTGAATTTCATTGGCGGAGCCTTTAATACGATCGGTGATCTGTTAAAGGCTGGTGCGCAGGCTTACATGGACTACTACGTAAAGCCGATTCTTGGATTCTTCACGGGTCTTTACGATGGCGCAGTGGCTATCTTCGGCAAGATCGGCAGTGCGATTGGCAAGGCATTTGAGGCAGTAGTTGGCACGATCAAGAATGTCTTTCGTAGCGTGCTGCAATATCTGGCCGATCGTGTGAACTTCGCGGCAGGATTGATCAATGTGCTGATCCGTGCGTTCAACCGACTGCCGGCGCCCGACATCCCGTTGATTCCGCAACTCACAGTGCCAGCCTTTGCGCAGGGCGGCGTGGTGGACCGGCCAACGCTGGCAATGGTGGGCGAAGGCGGTGAGCGGGAATATGTGGTGCCTGAATCCAAGATGGCCGCGGCCAGCAGCAACTTCCTAGCAGGTGCTCGTGGCGGCGCAGTGCTGGCTGGCGCGGCATCAGGCGGCGGAGCGCCGACGATCAACGTAACCACCGGCCCGGTGATGGAGTTTGACGGCCAGCGCTACGTCACAGTGGCCGACATGGAACGCGCCATGCGGCTGACCGCTGAAGGTGTGATCGGCCGTCTGCGTACACCGTCTGCACGCATCGCGCTGGGCATGGCCTGATGAGAGCGCAAAGCCAATACCTCCGCATCTATGACGCCGGTGGTACCACCTACCAGCGGTGGCAGAGTTACTACGCAAACACCAGCGTCACATGGTCCGGCGCCAGCTGGAACTACGTGCCGTTCATTGCTGATGGCATCACCGCCGGCAGCAGTGGCACTGAGCAGTCAGTATCCGTTACCGCTGCAGCAACCGGCCTGGTGTTGGATGCGTTCCTTGCTGCCATCAGCGATGGCCGCCTGGTGGATCTCAGCATCTACCAGTTCGATTCCAGCGCCGGCAACAACACACCGCAAGCTGGGCAGGAGCTGGTGGCTGCATACACCGGCCAAGTGGTTGGCGGCAATGGCGGATTGACTAGCCTGACCATACAGCTCGGCTCGGCATTGTCTCCCGTTGGAGCGCAAGTGCCGCCGCGCCGGTTGACATTGGCGATCATGGGGCAGGGTATCAGGCAGTGAGCTTCCTTTCCTCCAGCGATCCACTGGCGCTGCTGGCCATCCAAGCCGGGCAGATCAATGCACCAGCTGATGCAACCGCCGCGCAAGGCACCACAGAGCTAGATAGCCCGCAGCGATTCGCGCAGATTGGCGAGCCGGTGCCGATCGTGTTCGCCCGGTTCCGCAACAGCAAAGGCGGCATCCTGATCAGCCCCGGCGCCACCGAAGCACGCTTTGAGAATGACGCCAGCAACAACGTCACCGCCTACTACATGCTGGTGCTGAGCGAGGGCCAGCTCGACAGCATCCCGGTGAAGGATGTCTTCCAGCGTGCCTGCCGCGTTGGCGCTCACACGCAGACCTACAACCGCAGGGCCGGCACCTGGACACCCGGCAACTTCCTGGTGCAGCGTGCCGGTAAGGATCTGCCCGAGGCGCCGTTCTTCTGCGGCACTGTCGGCAGCTACCCCGGCATCAGCACGCTCAGCTTCAACGTCACCATCCCGGACGGCTTCGATCAGTACAACCGCCAGGTTCATCTGTTCATCCGTGGTGGCATGGCCGTCACTCGGATCTACGACAGCGTGACCGGCCCCAGCGACAACTTCGCGGACCTGGTGAAGTGGCTGCTGGTCAATACCAGCAGGGTGCCGGCGGCGATGATCGACGATGCTGCACTGCTGGCAGCAGCCACGTTCCTTGAGGTGAACGGCTTCACCTGCAACCTTGAGATCCGCGAAAGCACCAACTACTCCGACCTCGCCGCCAGGCTGGCGCCCTACTTCCTGCTGGCCGAGAGCAGCGCAGGCGGCAAGCGCGGGCTGCGGCCGCTGCTGCCGGTGACTGGCGGTGGCGCCATCAAGACCACGGCGATCACGGCGGAGTACACCTTCACCGAAGACACGGTGCTGCCTGGCACGCTGGAGATCAACTATCTGTCACTGGCGGACCGGCAGCCGTTCGTGGCGCAGGTGATCTGGCGCCAGCAGCTGGAGAGCGACATCGGCATCATCCGCACCGCCGAGGTGCGTTATAGCGGGACCGCCGAGACCGGACCTTATGAGTCGCATGATCTCTCGACGTTCTGCACCAGCGAGGATCACGCCGTCAAGGTTGGCGCCTACATCCTGGCCAAGCGGCTCTACACCACGCACACCATCCGGTTTGCAGCCAGGCCGCAGGAGCACAACACGCTGATCAGCGCTGGCGACATCATCCGCGTGCAGCTGGCCCGTGACAACACCACCTACGCCAACTCGGTGCATGATTACCTCTACCAGGTGGAGCGGATCACCAAGACGCTGGCGGGTGATGTGAGCTATGAGGCCACGCACTTCCCGATCGACGACCAAGGCCGCAGCCTGATCGCATTGGATGTGGCTGCTGCTGTCGGCACCGGCATCATCCTGCCAAGCGGCCGCACCGGCGTGAGCTGTGATGTGAACTCCAGCAGCGACAACACCATCCCCGCCGAGACGTTCACGGCTGCTGATGGCGCTGATCCGCTGGAGCTATCACCAAGCGGCGGCGGACTGGGCTTCAACGATTCAGCGCCGACCGGCGACACCGGCAACACTGACGATGGGTTGGACGCCGGGGTAGTTCCACTATCTGTTATCAATCCAACAGGCGCCATTGGCGCAACTCCTGGCGCGCAGGCAAGACTACCAAATACGTGCAGCGGCACGCCAATTTACGCATGGTATGACAGCACTGGGACGATTAACATCACAAACATTGCCGCCAACGTTCCGGCCATTGTGCTAACTCGCAATGACATCGGACAAGAAATCTACGGCAGCGTTGATTGCGGAGGGGGCGTTCCCATTACTTACTTTGGGCCTATCGCTGCAATTAGCGGTACACCAAGTCTGTCTCAAAAGTTTGTTGGTTCGGTAAGTGGCGGCTATCCCGATGCGCCGGGCGCACCTGGGGCAATTACTGAACTCAATAGCTACGGAGAACCTTGGTACAGCGAGCAAGGTGCGCCAGGTGGTCCTCGTGCAAACACAACCATTATTTATGGCTTTGACTCGACAGGTGCTCTTGTGGAGCTAGTGTCATGGCAGAATTTTTATAGCGGTAATCCTGCATGGCCGTATCAGCCTACAGCTGGTTATAGCAATTCTTCCAACGGAACCAAGGTGGTCGAAATAAGAGATGCGACCACCAATGCGCTGTTGTACAGCTACTAAGTGTGGCCACCTTTCCCTCCCTAACGCCAGCAACCCGCGCCTTCACGCCAGGCGAGTATCCGCACACGCCGTTTACCACCTACAACGGCCTGCAGAATCGCGTGCGTCATAGCAACGTGATGCTCAGCAGCTCAGTCCGGCTGAGCTTCATAGCCTTGGCCGAGGCTGACATGCTCAGCATCCTCAGCCACTACCAAGGCCAGTTCGGCAGCTTTGAGAGCTTTACCCTGCCGTCCAGCATTTGGAGCGGCGTCACCACCATCAGCGACTACCAGCTGACGGATTACCGCTGGCGGTACACGGACGCGCCAACCGTCGATGACGTCTACTGCGGGCGTTACAACGTCGAGTTGCAGCTTGAGACCGTGCCGCCTGAAGGCAAGTTTGTCGGTGGCACTGAATTGGCAGTGATCATCACACTGGCATTTGCTGG